GATTTAACGCAAACTGACCGTGTTTTTACAAGCGTAAAGCACGACAGGGTGTGGGGTAATAGAAAATTGGCGAAATCAGAACTGCCTGAAGGCTTCAGAAAGCAGATGTGGAAGAAGGGTCAATCGGGCAATCCGAATGGTCGGCCTAAGAAGCGGAGCTTTCAGGAGTTGGTTGAGACTGCGTTGGACGAAGAGATCAGCAAGATGGGGATCATCAAACGTGAGTTGCTCGCGAAATTGTATGTTGATCGTTTGTTGAAACAGAAAAATAAGGAAGATTTCAGCCATTACATCAAGCGGGTTTGGCCGGAGGTTTCCAAGCACGAGATTGGTGGTGATGTCGATTTGAATCACGAGATGAAGAAGGCGGTGGAAGAGTTGGACGAGCTTCTGAGTCGCTCTAAGAAGGGCAAGTAGATTGCAGTCGATGGCTGAGAGCGAGGAGTTCAGATCGTCTCTTGCAGAGGCATCTGCGGCTGTTCAGGCACAGGCTCGTTACAGGTGGGATGTTTGGGCGCGTCCGAATCAGATCGAGCCAGAGGGTGATCATCGTTATTGGTTGGTGTTGGCGGGTAGAGGATTTGGAAAAACCAGGGCAGGGGTGGAGTGGTGTAGAAGCCAAATTGAGAATGGAAGTTCGAGCAGAGCGATTGTGATCGCGCCGACTTCTGCGGATTGTCGAGACACGATTGTTGATGGTCCGTCTGGTTTTCTGAATGTGTGTCCACCGTGGAATCGTCCACTTTACGAACCATCGAAGCGTCGGTTGACGTGGGACAATGGTGCAGTGGTGTCTCTTTATTCTGCGGAGGAGCCGGATCGGTTACGCGGAGTGAATTGCGATTTGATGTTGGCGGATGAGTTAGCTGCCTGGACGCATAGTGAGACTTGGGACATGGCAATGTTTGCGTTGCGTATCGGTGTGAATCCGAGAGCAATGATTACGACTACGCCACGTCCTACGCGGTTGATCAAGAACTTGGTTGATAACGCATCGACTGTGGTGACACGCGGCTCGACGTATGACAACAAGGCGAATCTTGCGCCTCAGTTTCTTGATGCGATTTTGAAAAAGTACGATGGCACGCGCATGGGTAGACAGGAGATCTATGCAGAGGTGCTTGAAGATGTGGAGGGAGCGATTCTCTCTCTAGATCAGCTCATCTCGCTTAGAGTAGAAGAAGCTGATGATCCCCAACGAATAGTTGTTGGCGTTGATCCGGCAATCAGTACAGGTGAGAACGCAGACAAGACTGGCATCGTTGTTACGTCACGCGGCAAGGATGGTCATCTATATGCGTTAGCGGATCGTTCGTGCCGTCTTGGCCCTGCCGGGTGGGCAAAAAAGGTAGTGGATGCTTTTCACGAGTTCCAGGCAGACCTAATTGTTGCGGAAAAAAATCAAGGTGGAGCGATGGTAGAGCACACGATTCGCAGTCTGGATGCAGACGTACCAATCAAGTTGGTTCACGCGACACGGGGCAAGCATGTGCGAGCAGAGCCGATTCTCGCGATGTTCGAGCAAGGCAAAGCACACACGATGAAGGGTATGGATGAGCTTGAGTCTCAACTCTCTTCGTTTACGCCACAAGGCTACGAGTCAGACGGTTCACCTGATTCTGCGGATGCGTTCATCTGGGCTTCGACTGAACTTACGCAAGACCGTGGGGCTCAGATATTCCTATGAAGATCAGTGAAATCGTAAAGCGAGGCTTGCAGGTGCCGGAGCCTAATGCGAGTTCTACTTATTCGTTGGCTCGATTGCTGGGTCACGAAGCGTATGACACAGATCCGATCAAGACAGATACGGATGCGTTGAAGACATATTCAGGCTGGGTTTACGCCTGTGTGTCAACGATCAGTCAGGATGTACGAACGTCCACATGGAAGATTTGGGACAAGCGAGCGGGACTGGAGGAGGACTGGGAGCCAATACAGGACTCGACCATTCCGCAAGTGTTGAAGCGACCATCAGAGACTCAGACATGGGGTGATCTGATTGAGCTGACACAGATTCATCTTGACTTGGCAGGCCGCGCATTTTGGCATCTCATCACAACCAATCCTAGTGGGGGTGGTGAGGTCATTGGAATACAGAGTCTGAATCCAGACTGGGTAGACAAAGCGGTTTACAACAAGACGAGAACGAAGGTTATTGGTTGGGAGCTGAAGACATCCGGTGCTTCTAAGCGTGTGATTCCGGCGGATGATGTTGTGATGTTCCGTTATCCAGATCCTGTTGATCCGCATGGCGGCATCTCTCCGATTCGTGCTGTTGCGATGTCGCATGACATGGACACCTATTCGCGAGCATATGCAGCGAGTCATTTGCGGAATCACGCACAACCGACTGGCATTCTTACAACGGAAGCTGAACTCACAAGGGATCAAGCGACGTTGATCTCCGAGGGTTGGCAGGATGTGCATGAGGGGACAAACCGAATTCAAGTGCTCGGCAAGGGTGCTCAGTTTCAGTCCCTCTCCGCTCAAATTAAGGATTTGGAATTTCTGAATCTCGCCCGTGTCTCACGAGATCAGATCCTCTCGGCGTTCCATGTGCCTGCAACGAAGTTGGGTTTGGTAGAGGATTCAAGTCGCGCCAATGGAGAAGAAGCAGATCGTGTCTACACCTCGTTGTGCTTAGGTCCGAGACTGAAGCGTTACGAAGAGCCGATTAGCTATCAGGTTCTGCCCAGGCTAGGGCTTGATCCTTCTCTTTACCGCTTCAAGTTTGACTCTGTTGATGTTGGCAACAAGGAATTTGATCGTGTCTCTGCCGAGACTGCGTTTAAGGCAGGCGCGATAACGATGGATGAGTATCGTGATCGCATTGGTTTCCAGCCAGAGCAGAGTGGGAATGGATCTGTTTACTTGATTCCTCTCGGCTTTTCTGTGGTTGAAGATCCGAATGAAGCCTCTTCGTTTGTTGAAAACTCGATGCAAGCACCAGCAGCAGTCGAGCCTCCAGAGGTTGAGGAGGAGGAAGAAGAGACAGAGGAAGCAGAAGAGCGTTCCCTTCGAGAGCACAAGGTCGATGCGTCAATGCTTGAGCCTAGTGATGAGGCAATTGAAAACGCTGCTTTGCGTTTCTTGTCTGCACAAGGTGAAGCAGAGCGGAGAATGAAAGGACGCATTCGAGCGATCTTCTCCAAGATGCAGAAAGCGATTGTTGCAGAAGTGAAGCGCAGTGCGAAGAAGACAGAGACACGCGCACCGAATCAGCAGGATCTTGAGGATGTTCTCGACGGATTCTCTGAAGAGTTCCGCGAGATGCTGGAGAAGGAAGCGTATGCGACGTTTGGTATTGGCTTCGAGGCGTTCAGTAAAGAGGCTGCAAGTGCCGCTTCTGTCTCTGCGGACATGCTGATTGAGTTCGAGACGATTGCAGATGAGATTCTCGAATGGTCAAGAGCAAGTTCTGCGGAAGAGATCACGAAGATCACAGACGCATCTAAGGATGCAGTGCGTGAAATACTTGGCGAAGCGATGGAAGAGTCTCTGAGTGTTCCGCAGATTGCAGCGCGACTGACCAAACAGTTTGACGCATGGAAGGGAGTTCGTGCAGATACGATTGCGCGGACTGAATCTGCGCGTGCTTTCAACTTCGGCAAGTTCACCAATGCTGGGAAGTTTGACGAAGAGAATCCAGAGTTCGTCACTGTGAAGACCTGGGTTCCAACGCAAGACAGTCGGACAAGAGAAGATCATCGGGCCAGTGCGATCAAAGGTCCGAATGGCGAAAGCCGAAGATCAGTTCTTCAAGATGAATTCTTCAAGGTTGGTGGCAAAGAGATGATGTATCCGCTGGATCAAAGAGGTGGAGCAGCCAATGTAGTGAACTGCCGTTGCGTACTGACATTCGCAATTGGTGAAAGGAATCAGAATGAGTAAAACATTCATTTCAATTGCAAGAGCGCACTCAGATGATGAAGAGAGCAACACATCTTGGTTCCGCGCTTCAACGAATGAGCTTGACCGGCATGGAACGATTGTTGAGCCTCGCGGCATCGACACATCGAACTTCAGCAAGAACCCTGTGTTCATGTGGGGCCACGATGCGTATGGCGGCAATGCTCCGCCTGACATGGAGAATGTTCTAGGTCGCGTTGTTGACTTCAAGACTACTGATTCAGAATTCGACATCGGCGTAGAGTGGGCAGGACATGATCGAGCAGTGATGGCTCGCAATCTTGTTCGTGCTGGCTTCCTCTCTGGTGTTTCAGTTGGTTTCATACCGGACCCTGAAGGAACTTCGACGCGAGCAGTCGATGGTTCTGAAGTTCCGGTGTACACGAAGACGGAATTGGTCGAGGTAAGTCTCGTACCAATTCCTTCCAATCCGTCAGCGGTTGCGATCATGCGATCAATGCAGTTGCCGGTGATCTCACAAGATCCTTCTCCATCCGAAGAGGATGCAGATTCCGAGGGACTTCGAGACGAAATTAGGTCGATGCTTGGTATGGAACGTATCCGTACTGAGTTGAAGCCGAAGTCGTAGGAGGTTCCTCATGGAACTCGACAAAGCAGTAGAAGAAGTGAAGACGGACATCCGTTCATTCACTGAAGAAACGATCACTCCGATCAAGGAGCGATTGGCATCGTTGGAAGAGCGCAACAGTTCTCCCGGTGATGAAGTGGTTGCCGACTTGGAGAAGCGACTCATTGACGGAGAGCAGAAGCTCGAAGCGATGAACGAGCAGATCCGATTGGTTCAAGTCAATGGCGGTCTCGTTGCCGCAACCGAGAAGAGCAACAGTGATCCGTTTAAGGGCGCTTACTTCCGCGACGTAGATGCGATGCGGAACGAACTGCTTCACGGCGAATCGCGTTCTCTCACCGTGTCCGACATCAGCGCATCGGCTGGCTTGATGCCTGACGAAACGGCGAGTGCGTTTCTCGATTATGTAGTCGGGGATCAAGCAACGCTGTCTCGTATCGAGACGAAGGTCATGTCTTCGCCAACAGCGCGACTTGATCGCATCGGAGTTGCATCCAGAGGGATGCGGCTCATCACTGAGCTGACGGATGTTCCAGATACCGATGGTGTCTCGTTCACAGCTCACAATCTCGCAGTTGTAGAATCTGGGTGGGCCGAGAATCTTTCTCTCAGTTTCCTCGAAGACAACATCGCTGCGGGCAATGCGGAAGCAGCCATCGCTAGTGCGGTTGCGAAGACCGTGGGTGAGGACTTGAACGATCTCGCATGGAACGGGAACAGCTCGACTGCTGGATTCTTGATTCAGA